ATAGCTGAGAATTATCGTATTAGAAATGGGTCATTACGAATATTTATTAATGGTATAGAACAATTGTCAAATGTTGACCAAACTCAGTCAGCATCAGCAGATTTTTTTATAGATACAACACAAACAAAATTTAGAGTTCACAAATTAACATTTGATAATTTTGGAATGGAATTAAAAAGTGGTTCAATATTAGACCTTAATAATTTTTTACCACCAACTACAACAGGAGACGGAAGTGAATCTTCTATACAAATTAGTTTTCAAAGAGAGGCGTCAGTATGACATTAATTGATTTAACAACACAAGCACAAGCCCCACAATCAGGTGGTTTGATTTTACAAAGTTCAGAAACTACAAGTTCATTAACTGGATTACACACATTAGAATTTGATTCAATTGATGTTACTAATTTAGGAACAGGTAGTTTAGATATTGGTGATAGTAGCACATTAACAGCAGGTAAAGTAAAAATAAATCACTCAACTGACCCAGTTATTTTAGATGCTAACAATAATAAAGTAATACAAATTTTAACAACTGGTGTTCCAAGTGGTAGTATAAAAGTATTTGGTGATTTAACGGTTGAAGGTTCATCATCATTTAATAATGTTGAAAGATTTACGGTAGAAGACCCAATTATAGATTTAAATTTTATAGGAGATACTGCAGGTTCATCAACAGACTCTGGATTAAGAGTTGGTAGAGCAGGTTTAACAAATGCACAATTATTGTTTGACCATAGTGAAACTAGATGGGCAATAGATAATACAAGTGGTTCTTTAATTAATCTTGTTGGTGTTTCCACAGAAGATACATTGACAAATAAAACAATTACCGGATTAAAAACTTCAACAATGGCCAATCAAGCTAATTTGACATTTAGTGGAGATGGAGAAGTATTAGGATTAACAGCTAATCCAACAGAACAAGGTTCAGCAGTTTCAAAAGCCTATGTAAACGCTCAATTAACCGGTAGTGTAAGTTCATCAGGAACAGATTATCTAAGAAAGAATTTTGTAAAAGTAGCCGCAGGAATAAGTGGTTCATCAACAGCAAGTTTTGAAGCAGTTACAGCATCAGCTCCAACCGGTATGACATCAACATCAGAAAATGATTTCATATTCTTTATGAACGGACAATATATGGAACATAATGCTATAGAAGTGGAACAAAAAGGAACATCATTTTTATTAAAAGTTGATGTTAGTGGTATTGGGTATAATTTAGAATCAGATGATGAAATCATCGCACACGGAAAGTTTGACTCATAATGGCCGATTTAAAAAGAAAGCAGTTAAGACAATTTTTATCAGGTTCGTTCAATATAACGGGTTCATTAAATGTAACCGGTTCAGTTGAGTTTGATAAAAACATTAGTGGTTCAATCACTTCTACTGGTTCGTTTAGTAGATTACAAGGTGATACAATATCAGTAACTCATTCACCATTTGCTAGTGGTTCTAGTGTTCAAGCACTTATGGACGCAACTGGTTCTTATGCATCAGCTTCAACACAATATGTAAAAGAATCTCAAACAGGTTCATTTGGTAGTGGTTCTGATGTTCAAGGAATTTTAGATACTTATGTTAGACAAACAGAATCAAGTTCATTTGCATCCGGTTCTGATTTACAAGTAATACTTGCGGAAAGTGCTTCTTATGTAACATTAGATGAAACCGGTAGTTTCGCAAGTGGAAGTGATTTACAAACAATACTTGCAGAAAGTTCGTCTTATGTAGTTTCAACAAATACAGGTTCTTTCTTACAAAATTCAGATACTGCATCTTTACAAAGTTTAGGTATTCATAATTCACTATTTGTTAGTGGTAATATTGTAACATCAGGTTCGGTTGTTGCAGAACAATACATAGTAAACTCATCAGTAACAAATTTAACACAAAGTTTTTCAAGTGGTTCTACTATATTTGGTGATACAACAGACGACAAACACAGATTTACCGGGTCAATTGAAGTAACTAGTTCTTTATTAACAATAGATAGTGTTGGTGGTGTAAGTGGTTCTTCAGCTTCTACAGCATCTTTTGGTCAAATTAGAGTTGGACAATACATCAGACATATAAATGACCCTAATACTTTTCTTAATTTTACAGAAGATAGACTTGTATTTAACATTGGTGGTATATCATACTTAGATTTAAACGATGCTTCATCAGCTCCACACGATATTATATTCAATAATGGTAATAATAATGTAGATTTAACCATAAAAGGTAGTTCTGATAGTGCTTTATTTAAAACCGACGCTTCACATAATAGAATAGGGACACACGGTAAAGACACTCCAGAAGTTGCTTTTCACATAGGTGGTTCTGAATTAAGAGTTGATGGAAATATAAGTGGTTCAACAACTGGAACTGCATCATTCGGAACATTAGAATTAGTAAATTCACACGGATTTGTTTTATCAACAGAAACCGGTAGTTTTGCAAGTGGTTCAGATTTACACCAATTCCTTGCAGAAAGTGCTTCATATTTAAATAATGATACAACTTCATCATTAGGAAAACTAACATTAGTAAGTGATATAACCGGTTCAATCACATCAACAGCTTCTTTTGGTAGAGTTGATGTAGCAGAAAATACATTTATACTTGGTAATCTGGGAATTGGAACTAGCACACAAGGAAACAGACTTCAAGTAGCCGGTGATGCAAGTATTGTCGGAGCTCTTGATGTTCTTAATTCAGTAAGTGGTGGATTGAGTTCGACCGGTTCATTCGGGCATGTAGAACAATTAGGAGTTAAATTAGTAGATTCAAACCAAACTGCTTCGTTTGCTAGTGGTTCTGACTTACACGCAATATTAGCTGAAAGTTCTTCATATATGGTGTCAGACCAAACTGGTTCTATGGGAACAACCACTATTTCCAATTTATTTGTTCAGAACGATATTACAACATCAGGTTCAATAACCGCAAGAGAATTTAAAACTGAGTTCGTATCATCATCTATTATATTC